CCTCATAGGATCAAATAGTGCCATAACAACATCAGCATCATTCTGTGTAGCTGAACTGTCTGCAAAATCTTCTAGTTGTGGTTCTACATCACCATTCTTTATCCTGGAAGGATTAGAAATGTCTCTATTGAACTGACTAACCACCACTGGTGAATATCCATAGAAGTCTCTAGCATATCTCAGCTCATCAGACATCTTGTCAATAGCTTGTTTCTTTGTAGGTTGATCTTTAGTTAGCTTAAGAAGACCAATGTGATCTATCACTACCATAGTGATTTGACTTGGGTCATTAGGAACATATATTTTATTCCATTTGTCAAGCTGTTGTATCTCACCATTCTCAAGAGCATAATCTTTTAGCTCTTTTGCTATACCTACAGGATTCTCAGGCCCATCAATAATTGTAACGATTTCACTTAGTTTGTCTACATAATCTTTGTAATGTAAAAACAGATCATGTTCATCCTTAGTCATCTTCTCAGTCCAACCAAGAAGTTTACCTACAGGAATAATGATTCCCTGGTCTAGAAATATTTTACGAGATACCCATTTAGCCATCTTGTATGTTCTACTTCTCTCCATGGACCTATACCACACTTTCACTTTGATACCTGAAGCAATTCCTTCTTTAGACATAGCCCAATCAACAGGATTAAGAACAAATGCATCATCAATGAAAGATGTCTTACCAGAACCAGTTAGACCACCTACTAGATAATACATACTCTTACGAATACCTACATATCTAGTTAGTCTATCAAATCCCATTGGGATTCCTCTATTCAGATCATTGAGACCTTTCTCAACTTCTGCATTTAATAGTTCAAAACTCATAATAGCTCTATTTCTTGTTTAACTTCTTTCCAATATTGTTGTATATCTAATATCCAAGGTGAGTTGTCTATAATTTCCTCAACTGCTATTAATGCACATTGTTTTTGATATTCAAGTATAGGTGTTTCTTGGTCTAAATAACCAACAACATCACCTTGAGTATATCTAATTACATATGGTTCAAACTTATCAACTAACTCTTTTGCTTTTTCTTTTGCTGGTATCATTATATATCTGTACCTCCTTGTGGTTTTTGTTTAGCTTCAGTGATGATAGCTCCATCGTTAATTAATTCAATGAAAGGTTCAAATGCTCTTTGATTCAGATATACAGAAGACCCCTGCATAAACTTAAGTCTATTTGTATTCTCTGTAATGGATGTTTCTTTCTTTTGATTCACCTCAAAATTCAGAGCAGCTATAAGTTGTGCAGCTGTATATTCTCCTTCAAGCAAGATTTTATCAAACTTCAATCTACAATCATCTTTGTGTAATCTAAGAGCTCTTGTGCCTTTGAATGATTTACCTTTATAGTCAAAACCATCAGTACCTGGATAAGTCTTCCACCACTCTTCAAAATCTGTTGTTGCAGGCTTTCTTCTTATAATCTTTACATCACTCTTGGTATCCATAAAAACTAATAAATCTTTACCTATTGTTGTGAGCTTATCATCATTCTCAGTTATAAGACCTTTTCTTATTAAAGACTGATAGACAGATGCAATCTTCATACTTCCTTCCCGTAAAGGTGTAATATCAAATTGATCGTCTATCAGCTTTAAGAGATATATAATATCTAGGTTATAACTCTTCTTGATGAGCTCTTCGAACTGTTGAGGTGTTACGCTGATCTTCATCTGTTATTGGTGTTAAAACTTTAATAACTGCAGGCAGTCTATTCTTAGCTGCATGCTCTTCTTCCCATTGATGCCATGAATTCACAACATCCTGATATCTTTCAATGGCATACACTTCATCATTGGGATATTCCCAATCTTGTGCTAACCAATCCATTACTCAGTTGGTTTTTTCTTTGTTCTTCTTTTGTATTTCTTCTTTGGTTTATCTACAACAGGTGCAGGTTGTGCATCTGGTATATCCAAAGGATCAATTCCAAAATCTCCTATAGCAGGATCAATGTTAAACTCATCTTTCTTTAATTCCTCAGTAGCATCAACTGTACTTGACATAGTCATAACTGCCACTGCAATAACTGCAATAATTGCAATAATAAATAATATTCCCATAATGTTAATTTTTAATGTTAAAATTTAATTCTCAACCCGAACTGGCAATCAAACCATCCGAATGTTGATTCTGCTTTAGCTTTGTTAAACTTAAATATTTTCTTTAATAGAGGAATAGCATAAGCTTTAAGCTTATCATGCTGTTCTGGTGTTAAAGTGTTATTATAAAACCATTGCTCATCATCTTCTACATCTTTTATTGTTAAATCAACTAATGATAATTGATATTCAATTAGATGTTCTGTAATGTTTGTACGATTGACTTTTGCTTTCATTAGAAAAGATTTAATTGGTTAGGTATATACACTGTTTTGATTCTCTTACCTTCAGTGTTGATCTTTAAAACTAACCTGTTGGCTTTCTCAATATAATAATCATAGTTGACATTATCAACTTTACTGCCTTTTGGTAAGAAATTACAAACTTTACATACCCATTCACCAGCTTCTATTTGACTGATTGCTGCAGCTCTTGTTTGACACTCTGGATTTTTAATTTTAAAGATTTTGTCTCCAGTGTTTGATACATAATATCTAATCAACTTGTTGTACACAGTCTTCTTACCTGTAGATCTATTGGTTCCTTCATAATGGAAACTTCTAGTTGCTTTCTGTCTTAAGCAAAAATCATAGAGATTGCCATGACTACGAATACTATCAGAAATAGGAACATTATTGACAAAATACTGCTCAAGAGCCAGAGACACCACTCTAGCGCTCTTGTTTTTATGTAATTCAAAATCTGTGAGGAAATCCCCTTTTTTCTTAATTTCTCCATTTGTCATAATTGCTAAATAATCATTCACTGTACTAAAAATAATCTTGGAATAGTCTGTGCGTTCTAACTCATATTGAGTTATGTCACACCACCATGCATTAATTTCATGCATCAAAGGAATCAAGTCTTTCTTAATCTTGATGGTTACACCATCCGTATTAGCAGAGATCACATGTATGCCATTCAATTCATATCTTTCAATAAGCATCATTAAGCTAAGCTCACCAGTTATTGTGGTGAACATAGTTAATTGCCTATCATAGATCCATGATTGCATATCAGATGACTTACCAAATACAGAGTTAACTGCAAGTTTAAGTGCTCCAACAATTCCTTTAATCTTTTTATCCTTCTTAGCGAATGGTTTAAGCTCCAATCTTTTCTCAAACATCTGTTTGTATCCCCGAAGGAATTCCTTACCTAAATGAGCAGGAAACTGCCCATTATTGATGATGATTGCTGGATAGTAGCTGGAAACATCTTGATCGATGATTTCATACTCATCATCAGCCTCAAAGATCTTAGGACCATTCTCGGTGTGAAGACCTCCCTTCATAAAAGAATATACATTTCCATGGAAATCTATATGCTCTTTGAAATCATCTTGAAGGCCTAACTTTGTAGCCTTCATTCTTTTTAAAAACTCTTTCAGTTGAGGAGTTTCAAACACTATATACTTAGCGATACAATTCTTAAGATCTATGCTCTTTCTGAAATATCCCTTCTTAGGTAGTTGTTTGTAATCAATTCCTTTCTCTGAACAATAATACTTCTTAATCATCTCATCTCCTATCTTACTATCTGAATAGTTAAGACATGGAATACCAAACTCTGCTTCAATATCTTGTCTCAGCTCTATTTGGTTGTTTCCTTTGTATAATGGATGATCAGTCTGTCCAAGTGTAATCTTGTAGAATTCATAAGTTGCATCTACATCATTATAACAATAGTCAATAGTCATATCAACTTCTTCTTTTGTCATATTTGTCTTAGTATGATGTATAGGCATCTCCTCAATGTTTTCAAGGTCCATCTCAAACTCTA